CCTACATACCTTCAGGACAAAAGATAATGTTCAGAGGATTGGATGACCCTCAGTCCATTACTTCTATCACAGTAGAAGACGGCTACTTATGTTGGGTATGGTGGGAGGAAGCTTTTCAAATAACTAATGAAGATGATTTTGATAAAATTGATATGTCTATTAGGGGTGAAATGCCTGCACCATTATTTAAACAACATACCTTGACATTTAACCCTTGGAGCGAAAAGATATGGCTAAAGAAAACATTCTTTGATAAAGTGGGAACAAATGGATTAAGTGAAGATGAAGATATATTAGCAATAACAAGGAATTATGATTGTAATGAATTTTTAGGGGACGACGATAGGCGTATATTTGAAAAGATGAAAGAAGAGAATCCAAGAAGATATAGTATTGAGGGAGAAGGCAATTGGGGAATAGCAGAAGGATTAGTATTTGAGAATTGGCAAGAATTAGATTTTGATGCTGAATTCATGAAGAGAAGATTGGACAGAGATGATTCTCCAGTATATAGACAACTACATGGAATGGACTTTGGATATACAAATGACCCAACAGCTTTCATAGCATTATTAGCAGATGAGAAGAAGAAAGAATTGTACATCTATGATGAGATATACAGAACACATATGAAGAATAGAGATATTCATGCAAGTGTCAAATATAAAGGATTTGAAAATGCAAGAATCTGTGCAGACTCAGCAGACCCTAAAACAATAGATGAATTAAAAGACTTAGGATTATATAGAATGTTTGGAGCCAAGAAAGTAAAAGGCTCAGTAAAAGCAGGAATACAAAAGCTACAAGATTATAAGATATATGTTCATCCAAGATGCGTTAATACTATAGTAGAATTAAGCAACTATGTTTGGGATACAGATAAGGATACAGGAAAGCCATCAACAGACCCAATAGATGAATATAACCATTTAATGGATGCTTTAAGATATGCAACAGAGGAACTCAATAGTACTAACTTTAGCTGGTAAATCAATAGGTATAAAGGTATAGGGAGGGTCATAAAATCAATGTACAAACGATTGTACGAGGTCAGTTATTTCAAGTTTTATCAGAATAATCAATGTGAATACTTTCCTTGCTATAATATAGAGAAATCCGAGGAAAAAGACTTTAATTGCCTATTCTGTTATTGTCCACTATATCTAATTGAAGATTGTGGAGGAAATTATAAATATTTAGATACTATAATAAACAAACTAACAAAACTAATTTATAATAATAAGAAAAGGAGGTAGATAACAAATGTTTTTCAAGAATTATGAAACAGCAGCCATGATGGATATTAAAAGTAGAATAGAAAGATTAAGTAATCATGGAAAGCCTCAAGAAGAATTCCTATTTGCTAATATTAATGAATTTCATGATAGTGAGCAAAGAAAGATGATGTTAACAGCTCAAGACTATTATGTAAATGATAATGATATCAAAGATAGGAAAAGATATTATATAGATAGAAGAGGCGTATTACAAGAAGCAGAGAATCTAACTAATACTAAATTAAGACATCCATTTATGCGTAAGTTGGTAAACCAAAAGGTCAATTATTTGTTAAGCAAGGAATTTAGTATCCAATGCGATGATGAAGAGTTTTCTAAAAAACTACTTGAATATATAGATAGAAAATTTATGAAGAAGTTAAAGAATGTTGGTAGGGACTCAATAGTTAATGGCATAGCGTGGATGCAAGTTTATTATGACGCCAAAGGGCAATTAAATTTTAAGCGAATACCGTCCGAGGAAGTAATACCATTTTGGGCGGATGCAGACCATACCGAATTAGAAGCGGTTATTAGGTATTATACAATAATCCAATACCTACCGGATGGGGTTAAAAAAGAAGTGATGAAGGTTGAATACCACACAACCGAGGGCGTTTGGTATTACATTAAAGGCGATAGGGGGTTAATACCCGACCCGGATAAGGGCAAAGGCGTTAAGGGGCATTTTATTATTGAGCAAGAGCAAGAAGACAAAGAGGGGCAAGTAATTTTAGATGAAAATGGCAAGCCGGTAATTAAGGACTTGGAGGCAACATGGGAGAAAGTTCCATTTGTAGCCTTTAAATACAACACCGATGAGATTAGCCTTCTAAAATGGGTTAAGTCATTAATCGATGACTATGATATTAACACTTCCGATACTTCAAACAACTTGCAAGATGTTCCAAATAGTATCAAGGTAGTTAAAAACTATGACGGAACGGACAAGGGCGAATTTACACAAAACCTTGCAACATATAGAACTGCATTTGTATCTGGCGATGGCGATATGAAAGCAATAGAAACTAATATGGATATTGCAGCCATTGATAGCCATTTAAACCGCTTGAGAAAAGATATATATGAGGCGGGCAATGGGGTTGATACACAAGAGGCAAGTTTGGGCAATGCGTCCGGGGTTGCACTTAAATTTAGGTATGTTGACCTCGATATGGATACCGATGATATGGCGAGCGAATACTCCGCTGCATTGGAAGAGCTTATTTGGTTTATAAAGGTTGATTTGTTTAATAGGGGCGAGGGCGATTACTTCGATACCGATTATGAAATCATATTTAATACCGATAATATTATAAATGAGCATGAAGTTATAGAAGATGCAAGAAATAGCGTTGGCATAATTAGTGACGAAACCATAATGGCAAACCATCCTTGGGTAACGGATACACAACAAGAGCTTGATAGGTTTACCAAGGAAAAGGAAGCAAGAATGGCGGAAACACTTGATATGATGGCACAATATGATGATGATTTTGGGCAACAAACCAACAAGGAAGATGAAGAGGGCGAAGAAGGCGGTGAGGAATAATGCCTAAACTACCAAGCAAAGAATATTGGGCAAATAGGGCAGAGCAAACCTTAATTGCCAATGAAAAGTCGGCATTGGCATATGAAAGAGATTTAAAAAAGGCATATCAAGAAACTATTAAAAGGATAAATAAGGAAATAGAGGCTTTTTATAATAAGTATGCAACCGACAACCAAATTAGTTTGTTAGAAGCCAGAAAACGCCTAAAGCCAGATGAGCTAATTGACTTTAACCGCCAAGCTCAGATATATTTAGAGGAAGTTAAGCGGTTAGGGCTTAAAGCCTTTACAGAGCAATACCGGGGATATTTAAAAAAGTTATCCGGAATGGCGTATGTTTCAAGGATACAAGAACTTGAGATGAATATAAGGCATAATATAGAAACACTTTCAACTGGGTATGCAACCAACCTAAATAATACACTTGCAAATGCGTATGAGGACGGTTTTTACCGAACAATGTTTGATATACAAAAGCAGGCAGGGTTTGGCATAAGTTTTACAACCCCCGGAGGAAAGCAATTAGAAATGGCAGTAAGGGAGCGATGGCTTGCTCAAAACTTCAGTGATAGGATATGGAACGACAAGACAAAGTTAATTAGGCAAATAAGCCAAACCCTATCACAAGAGTTTGTAAGGGGGCGAGGACCAAGGCAGGTTAGCCGAGAATTTGCGAAAAAAATGAATACGAGCTATACCAATGCTCAAAGGTTAATACGCACAGAACTAAATTATATAAGCAATAAGGGTAGTATGGAAGCGTACCGGGAAAGTGGGGTTGTTGAAAAATATCAATACCTTGCAACATTGGATAGTAGGACATCGGATATATGCCGAGAAATGGATGGGAAAGTATTTGAGTTAAGAGAAGGCGAAGTTGGAGTAAACCAACCGCCATTGCACCCATATTGTAGGTCAACTATTATTCCATATTTTGAAGATAATTTATTAGATGATAGAATAGCTAGAGATGAAGATGGAGAAGGTAAATCGTACAGAGTGGGAGAAGATGTTACATTCTTTGAATGGGTAGAACAATATGGAAGTCCGGAATTCAAGAAACGTGTACAAGAACAAAGAAAGCGATTTCTTGATATGGATAAGCCTTCATTTACTATGGAGTCATTGACAAATCATTTAACTGCGTATGTTGGTGGTGGATATTTATCTGTAAAAGACGCAGTTACTCCGGAGGAGTTTGAATATATTCAATCAAAAATGAAGCCAAGTTCAAATAGCTATTACAGAATTGAGGAAAGGGAATTTACTGTAGAAGATAAAAATTTACAAAAAGGAAGCACGTTTACTTTCACAGACGACCTCAGGTCGTTTACTTCGGAATTTGATGACATTGAGAAGTTTATCAGACAAGCTGAAGATTGGGGAGGCTACGAGTCCCCTGTAGTATTTCAAATAGTTGGTGAAGTTAAAACTTTTGACATGAGCCCTTACACAAAAGAATATACTAAAATGATGGGTGACCAACATGAGCACTTGATAGGCGGAAAAATGAAAGTTATTGATTTTGAGTATAAATTCATAAACAATGTTAAAGTCTTGTTTGTGAAGATAAAAAGAAGCTAAAAAGAAGAGAGAAGAAAAGTTGTAAAATTATAATAGTAAACATCAACACTTTTATATTAAAATAATAATTAAGGGCATCGTGGACGAGACCACGGAAAAAAGCGTAGCACGGAAGGAGAATGTTAAAAATGAAAAAGGAACAATTATTAGCATTAGGATTTACAGAGGAGCAGGTAACAAATATCTTAAAGCTTTACAAGGAGGCGATTGATGGTAATTATGTAGCCAAACACCGTTTTGATGAGGTAAACGGGGAGCTAAAAACATCTAAAGAGCAAGTAGCTGAAAGAGATAAGCAAATCAAAGAGCTAAAGAAGTTTGAAGGGGATAACAAAGCTCTTCAAGAAAAGATAGAAACCCTTGAAACCGAAAATAAGGAAAAGGATAAGTTACATCAAGAAAACTTTGCTCTTGAAAGAAAAAAGAATGCAATCAAATTAGCATTGCTTGAAGATGAGAATGGAAAACCTCATGATGTTGAAATGGTAATGGGACTATTCAATCTAGAGCAAGTACTAATAGATGAAGCAACTGGAAAGATTACATCAGGCTATAAAGAACAGAATGATACTATTAGAAAAGAAAAAGCATTCTTGTTCGGAGAAGCTCAAAAGGCTCCAGAAGGAAATCCAGGATGGAAACCAAGCGGTCAAACTCCTCCAGATGGAGATAAAGGTGGTAAAGGTGCAGACCCAGCAAGCTCTTATGGAAAGAGTTTAGCACAAGTTAAGTTAGGTATGATGGGAATCAACCTAAGTAATTCAGAAGGAAAATAATTTTAAGGAGGAAATGAATTATGGCAATGAAAATGAAAGTAACAAATTACAATGAGCCAACAAAACAAATATTGGCAATTCCAGACCATTATGTAGCTTTAGGATTCAAGCATAATAGAGCTATTCAAGGGTCAACAGGATTAGCAGTAGAAGAAGGTGGAAGGTATATCGTAAAAGCTGGTACGGTTTATCCAAAAAATGATGCAACAGCTATTGGAGTAATCTTGAATGATTATGATGTAACAGATGGAGATGCTATGATGGCAGTAGTTGTTCATGGATTTATTAAGACAGCCGCTCTTCCAGAAGTTCCAAGTGCTGCAGCATTAGGAGCATTGAACCAAATCACATTTGTACCACTTATAGCTTTGAATATGTCATTTAAACCTACATTAGCTACTGCCGTTAACGGTGATGAATTAGACGATATTGTAGGAGTTGCTTCTTTAAGTCTTGTAGGAGCTACATTCAGACCAGAGGCAGCAGATAAAGCTAATATAGCAACTAATTGGACTATTACTGATACCGCAGATGCTGATATTGATGAAATTACTTTGAGTCCAGATATGAAGACAGCTACCTTTAAGCTTAAATTTGCTTCAGGAAAATCTGCATTCAAGACAGGTAATTTGACAGTTCGGCCAGGAGCTAATGTTATTAGCACAGGCAAGACTTTAGGTTTTGGAGTAAAAGTGTTTGAAGTAACAGCTAGTTAATTGAGAATAATAATAAGGAGGAAATAAGAATATGAAATCAATTTATGAAATCTTTGAGAGTAAAGCAATTGCCTCTTATTGGACTGATGTTAATGCTAACATGCAAGACCCAATGATTGGTACAAAGTATTTTCCAGTTGCCAAACAAACTGGATTAACCCTTGGATGGATTAAGGGTAGAAATAATTTACCAGTAGCACTGCAACCAAGTGCGTTTGATACGAAAGCTCCATTGAGAGACCGTATTGGCGTAAGTGAGATTGCAACTGAAATGCCTTTCTTCCGTGAAGCAATGAGAATTGGTGAGAAAGATAGGCAAGATATTGAAACATTATTGGCCAAAGGTGAGCAATTTGCGCAGCCTACAATCATGAGAATCTTTGATGATATAAAGAATCTTGTAGATGGTGCAATGGTACAAGCCGAGAGAATGAGAATGTCACTTCTTTATTCAGGAGCTATTGGAATTACAGCTACTGCAGAAAATGGTAGAGATATTGCCTATAATTACAACTATGATGTTGATGGAGCATGGGGAGCAAATAACACACTTGAATTACTAACTGATGCAAGATGGTTACTTGCCAACAAAGCAACTTCAAACCCAATTAACGACCTATTGGATGCAGTTGAGGTATTGGCGGAAACCAAAGGCGTTAAAGCAACCGAAGTTCTAATGAATACGACTACATTTAAGGGTATGATTGCATCCGAATCTATTAGGAAGGCAATGAACCCCCTTGGTGCAACAAGTATAATTGTTACTAGGAATACTGCAAAACAATTCATCGAGAATGAAACAGGTTTGACAATTACGCTTTATGATAAAATGTTTAAAGACGAGCAAGGCAATGACCAAAAGTATTATCCGGATGGACTTTGCACATTGTTGCCTTCATATGCACTTGGAAATACTTGGTACGGTACAACTCCTGAAGAGTTTGACCTAATGTCCAACAATGCAGGGGCAAGCGTATCAATAGTTAATACCGGGATTGCAATTACTACAATTAAAGAGCCTCACCCAGTGAATGTTCAAACAATTGTTTCTGAAATCGTACTTCCTTCATTTGAAAGAATGGATGATATTTACTCAATGAAAGTATTTTAATTTAGTTAAAGAAGGAGGAGGAAAAAGTAATGGCTAAAATGATATTTGCTAAATCTGTTAGATATAAAGGCATCACATACCCTCCTAATACTCAGTTTGAGGTCTTAGATGAAGATGTACAAGACCTCAAAACTGCAGGTGGTTGGGTAGTTGAGAAGGCTATTAAAGAAGCGGAGCAAATAATAGAAGAGCAACCAACCGCAGAAGATAAAAGCGAAGTTGACAAGTTAAGGGAAAGGGCAATTGAATTAGGCATTGACTTCAAAGGAAATTGGGGCGTACCAAAATTGACCAAGGCTATTAAAGAAGCGGAGCAAGCATAATAAAGGGGGGGCGAGGTAATGACGGTATTTGAAATTGTTAGTGCAAAATTAAATAATGAAGCCATTACCGAGCTTGATATCAATATTGCAATAGACGAGGTAGGCGAAGAAATAAAAAACTATTGCAATATTGATATTATACCTGATGGGTTGAGGTACACATGGGCAAACATGGCTATTGATTTGGCAAAATACCAATATGAGGTAAATAACCCGGTTGATGATATATTAGATGCTTTAGATGCAACCGATGTATCAACTTTAAAAATTGGGGATACCCAAATAGCGTTGGGGGGAAATAACTCAGAGCGGGCAACCGCATTAAAAAGCCACAAGCCTAATTTAGACCAGATTCTAATGAATTATAAAGCCCAATTAAATAGGTACAGAAGGATGGTGTGGTAGATGAAATTATCTGGATTTGGCAAACTACTGACCCTCACATATACCGATAGATTGAGTATTAGCCGACATACGGAAATAACCAACCCAGACGGGACAACGGGAATTGGCATACCCAAAACCCCATTATATGATGATGTGCAATGTAGAATAAGCTTCCAAAGTAGCGACAACCCTGAAAGCGGTAAGGAAGACTCAAACCCGATTTATATGCAAATGAAGATATTTTGCAAACCAGATGAGGATATTAAAAAAGGCGATATTTTAATTGCAGAAAGAATTGGAGATGATGGAGAAGTAATTGAAACTTATAAAGGAATAGCAAATCTACCTTTTAAATATGTAACCCATCAAGAGGTTTTAATCACTGAAGTAGGTGATGCGTAATGGGAATGGAATTTGCAGAGTTTGAGAATCTATTGAATAATTTCAAACAGGTTCAGAAACAACATGAAAGTTTTATTAGAAGTTTCTTAACAGAAATGGGCATGAGAGCTTTAGCAAATACTAAAAAGCTAACTCCGGTTGATACCGGAAATTTAAGAAATAGGTGGGAATTAAGTCAAGTATTTAGAAGAGGGGATGAATTGTATGTAGTAATATTTAACCCGGTTGAGTATGCAAGCCATGTTGAAGATGGGCATATGCAACGAAAAAGATTTTTACCGATTGAATACTTGGATAGCCCAAACAGTAAAAAAATGGTTGGGGCATTAAAAGCGAAATACGGGGACGACATGAAAGGCATAATGTTAAAAGATAAGTGGATACCCGGTTACCATATGGCAAGGATAGCAATTACAAAAATAGAACGAGAAATACCAAAGCGCTATGAAAGGGCGTTGAAACAATTTATGAAAGGATTGGGGGCGGGAGATTAATGGTAGGAGAAATTACAGGCGAAAGCATTAAAAGTGCAATTGCGTTAAAACTCAAAAGCGGTTTTGCTTACACCAACGAAGACTCGCCTCCAATTACAATTTACCCAAATATATATAAAGAAAAAGTTGTACAAGGCATGAAAAAGCCTGCCTTCTTTATCTGGGTTATGGAAGTAAGTCAAGAAAAGAAAATGCGTAACAATTATGACCGCTTTTACCAAATGAATATTAGATATCACCCGGAAGAAGATGATACAACAACCTATGAAACACTTGCCGATATTGGCAATAGGCTGTTGGAAGTATTATTAACAATTGATGTGCCTATTGATTTAGGACGCAAAGATTTAAATGGTTTAAATGGGCAACCCATAGAGGATAAAAAACCGGTGAGGGGAAGCCAAATGGATTTTACTATACAAGATGATGTGTTACAATTTTTTGTAACATATAAAATTAACATTAAGCAGTACCAAGATAAAGGTCCAGAAATGGAAACCTTAGAAATAATAAACAATTAAAGGAGGAAATAAAATGGCTGGTGGAACTTTTAAAGCACAAAACAAAATTAGACCCGGGGCTTATATCAACTTTAAAGCTGTTGCCAAACCGTTATCCTCATTGGGTACAAGAGGCGTTGTAACAATGCCAGTGCCTATGTCATGGGGAGCAGAAGTTACGGAGCTATTAAGTTCCGAACTACTTGATGGAAAAAGCATACCAAAAATTGGTTACTCGGCGTTTGATGAAGAAAGTCAAATTTTTAGAGAAGCCTTGAAAAACTCATATAAGGCAATAATTTATAGGTTGGATACGGGTGGCACAAAAGCCGAATTAAAAATTGCCCCACTAACTGCAACAGCTAAATATGCGGGAGTTGTAGGCAATGAGATTTCATTGGCGGTAATTGATAATGAGGATAGCACTTTTGATGTTGTGACTTTATTTAGGGGGTTGGAGCAAGATACCCAAACAGTTGAAAAGGTGCAAGATTTAAAAGATAATGCTTGGGTTGATTTCTCAGGAACAGGAACATTGGTAGCTAATGCTGGAGCTAATTTAGCAGATGGGGCAAATGGAACAGTAAATGAAGGAACTTATGCAAATTATCTAAATGCAATCAAGTCGTATAAATGGAATGTTATGGGCATACCTCAAGATGTACCAGCGGTCAACCCTAATATTATTACCTTTATTGAAAATATGAGGGAAAATTTAGGAAGAAAGGTGCAAGCGGTGCTATACAAGGCAAGTGCAGATTATGAGGGAATAATTACGGTTAGCCAAGGCTATAAAACCGAAACCGAAACGATTACCCCGGAAACATTTGTTGCATATGTGGCGGGCTTGACGGCAGGCTCCGATGTAGATACCTCAAACACTTACCATGCTATAAATGGCGCAACTTCAATAGTTTATCCTCCAGGAGTTACGCCGTATGGTGATGAAGAAATTGAGGAAGCCTTAAAAAATGGTAAATTAGTATTGTCCACAAGACAAGACGGGGTAATTGTTATTGAACAAGATATCAATACATTACACACTTTCACTCCAGATAAGGGATATGCGTTTAGTAAGAACAGAGTTATTAGAACACTTGATGAAATTAACAATTCCACAGCTCTTCTATTTGAAAGAAGCTATATAGGAAAAGTTGATAACAATGATGATGGAAGGAATATTTTCAAAGCTGATGTGATATCATACTTGAATATGTTGCAAAACATAGCTGCAATACAAAATTTTGATAGTGCAGAAGATATACAAGTATATGCGGGAGAAGCCATTGATGCAGTTGTTGTAGATTTAGCAATACAGCCGGTTGACTCAATGGAAAAATTATATATGACCGTCATGGTAGGTTAATTGAAAGGAGGAAAACAATATGTTCTTACGAGCTGGAGATACAATTAGCGGGCAAGAAGGAAAAGCAACCGCTAATATTGATGGGAATGTTCAAGATATGTTCTTTGTCAAATCATTAGAAGCAACTTTTGATAAAGAAAAGGTAGAAGTGAAAACTCTTGGTAAGAGAGGAACGCAGCATAAAGGAGTGGGCTGGTCTGGAGCCGGTTCAATGACATTATATTATGTAACAACCCTATTCAGACAAATGGCACTGAAGTATGCGAAGACTGGGAAAGATACCTATTTTGATATTACAATTATTAATGATGACCCGACATCTACCATAGGAAAGCAAACGGTAGTGCTGTACAATTGTAATATAGATAGTACAATATTAGCTAAATTGGATACGGATTCGGATACTTTGGACGAAGATATTGATTTCACTTTTGATGGTTTCGATATCCTTGATAGTTTTGGAAACCCGGTTATTTAATTAGTTTATTAGGAGGAAATTAAATGAGTAACTTAATGCAATTCTTAATTGATAACCCGGTAGATAACTTAACAGATGAGGTAATTGTTTCAGCAAGGCTTGCAAAGTTCCCTTTCAAAATTAAGGGAATGACTGGCCCAGAATTCTCAGAATACCAAAAGCTATCCACTAAAATTAGTAGACATAAGAAGGTAGAGTTTGATAGTAAAACTTTCAACGAACTTGTTGTTTTGAACCATACATTAGTGCCAAACTTTAGGGATGCTGAAAGTATTAAGAAAGCAGGATGTCAAACTCCTGAACAATTCTTATACAAGAGTTTATTAGCAGGGGAAATAAATGAACTCGCTCAGCAAATTACAGCATTGTCTGGATTTGATAAAGATATTGAGGATACGGTAGAAGAAGCAAAAAACTCCTAAGGGAGGGTGATGGCGAAACGTGGTATGCATATTACGCTTTGAATAAATTTCATTGGGAACCATCCCGTTTCGCAACCCTCCCTTTCAAGGAAAAAGCAATGGTGATAGCCATGATAGATGAGAGGTTAAAGCAAGAAAAGAAAGAAGCTGCTAAAATTAAGAGGAAAGGGGGTCGCAGGCGCTAATGGCAACAGTTAAGAATACTGTTTTATTGCAAGATAAAATGACTCCAGTTTTAAGAAGTATAATCAAATCCATGCAATCCACTGTAGATATTATGGCAGGAATGGATGGAGTAAGTAATAAAGCTTTTGATGGAGTTAAAAGAAATGTACAAGCGGCCTCAGACGCCTTAGATGATTTTAATAGAGGAATGGATGAAATACCTACTACCTCAAGGAGAGTAGAAGAATCTATATCCAGATGGAAAAACCCATTAGTTACTGCGGCCTCCGTTATATACACATTTAAGTCAGTTATGCAAGGAATTTCAAAAGTAACTAATGTAGTAGATGAGATGACTCAAACAACTGCAAGGTTGAATTTGGTGAATGATGGATTACAGTCAACTCAAGACCTACAGAATCAAATATATTTATCAGCAGAAAGGTCAAGAGGTTCATATGCGGACACTGCTGATATTGTAGCAAAACTTGGACAAAGAGCGGGAGATGCTTTTAGTTCAAATATGGAAACAATCGCATTTGCTGAAAACTTGAATAAACAGTTTATAATTGCAGGGGCAAGTCAACAAGAAATGGCTTCAGCTTCATTGCAATTAACTCAAGCATTAGGTTCAGGGGTATTGAGAGGAGAAGAACTTAATGCTGTATTTGAATCCGCACCTAACATCATTCAGACCATAGCTGATTATCTTGATGTCCCTATTGGACAGATAAGAGAAATGGCCGGTTATGGTCAGATAACCGCTGATATTGTAAAGAATGCAATACTTGGTGCAGCAGATGAAATCAATAAACAGTTTGAAAGTATGCCAATGACATTTGGACAAGTAATGACCTCTATTCAAAATAGTGTTATGATGGCTTTTCAACCTATATTTGATAGATTAACAGAACTTGCCAATAGTGAAGACTTTCAAGTTTTCATTGGAAATATTACAAATGGGTTAGCAGTAGTTGCTGGTATTCTCCTATACTTATTTGACCTTATAACCGCTGTAAGCTCTTTTATGACAGAGCATTGGTCAATCTTAGAGCCCATTATATTAGGAGTAGTTACAGCTCTTGGATTATATGTAGGAGTATTAACCGTTTATAATGCAGTTCAGGCTATTTCAAATGGGCTTAAAGCAATAGCTACTTTTAGAGAAACAACTCATGCAGCAGCTTTAATGATGCAGACCGGTGCTACTTTTGCAGCTACTGCAGCACAGTACGGGTTTAATGCGGCTTTGATGGCATCTCCAATTACTTGGATTTTAATAATCATAATTGCAATCATTGCAGCTATCTTCGCAGTAGTAGCAGCTATAAATCATGTAACCGGCACAAGTCTTAGTGCTCTTGGAATTATAACTGGGGCATTGGCAGTAGCTGGAGCTTTTATAATAAATCTTGTAATGGGGGTTATAAATGCAATAATCCAATTCATTTGGACATTGTTTGTAGAACCCTTTATAGGAATAATTGAATGGGTATTAAATGTAGCAAATGGTGGTTTTAATAGTTTTGGAGATGCGGTAGCCAATCTAATTGGTAACATCATATCTTGGTTCTTATCATTAGGTAAGGTTGTAACAAAGATTATTGATGCTATCTTTGGAACTAACTGGACTGCTGGATTATCTTCATTACAAGATAGTGTATTAGCTTGGGGTAAGAATGATAATGCTATTACATTAGATAGAAACGCCCCTACAATAGACCATAGGATTGAATATGGGGATGCTTGGGATTCTGGTTATGCATTTGGTGAAGGAATCCAAGATACAATATCTAACTTTAGTCCTTCAGATTTATTTGATACCAATATACCAAGTCCTGATGATTATATGAATCCTTATAACATTGCGGATATAGCCAATAATACAAAAGGGATTGCAGATAATACAAAGGCGATGAAAAATGAAGTTAATATTTCAGACGAAGATATTAAATTGTTAAAGGATGTAGCAGCTACAGAATTTATCAATCAGTTTACAACTTTAAGACCAGAAATGCAAGTTACATTTGGAGATGTGAGGGAAACAGCGGATGTTAATAAAATCCTTGAAGTAATAGAGGATATGGTAGAAGATGCATATGCAAGTGTATTAGTGGGGGAGGGAGCATAATGGCTATTAGATTTTTCTTTGAGTTTAATAACCAAGTTGTACAACTCCCAATTAACCCTGATGAAATTAGGATAATATCCCCCGGTAATAATATAACTGAGGAAATTGTAAAACTTGGTGAGATAAGCATATTAAGAGATAAACGATTAAAAGCATTGGCCTTTGATTGTTTTTTACCGGTGGATACAAGCCCGCCATATGTATTAACCAAAGTCAAATTTAAAAAACCTGATTTTTATATAGATTTTTTTGAAAAGATTAGGGATTCAAAAAAACCATGTCGCTTTGTAATAAGCGATACAAAGGTTAATATGTTAGCATCTATAGATGACTTTGAGTTTGGCTTAAAAGCGGGCGATGATGATATCTATTATAGTATTGCAATCAGGGAGTTTAAACCTTATGGGGCAAAAACCGTTAAAATTAAATCGCCGGATAAGAAATCAGAACCGGCAAAGAAATCAGAACCAGCAAAGGTAACTCCTCCACCAGCAACTGAAAGACCAAAGACTGGATTCGCTATTGGGGATACTGTTGTTGCAAATGGTGATTATTGGTATTCAAGTTATGGGGCTAATCCTCATGGGACGTTTAAGAATTTTACGGGAAAGATTAGTCATATAGTAGCAGATAAAAATCGTAAATACAGATATCATATTACAACCCCAAGTGGTGGATATAGGGGCTGGGTAGCAGAAAGTCAGATAAAACATAAATAGAAAGGGCGAGTTTATGAATATAGAAGCAATTGTTCAAGATAGTAAGAGCGGACAGGCATATGATATTAGTGAAATAATAACGGAGCTTAATTGGGAAACCACTTTAGAAAGCCAACCGGGAAAACTAACCTTTACTTATCTCGATGATAGCAATGTTACTATAAGCGAGGGCTCACCTATTTCTTTCAAAGTTGATGGCAAAGGTGTTTTCTTTGGCTATATATTTAGACGAGGAAAGAAAAAGGATGGCAAAGTACCGGTAACAGCCTATGACCAGATGAGATACTTAAAAAATAAAGATACTTATGTATTATCAAATTTAACAGCTTCGCAGATATTTACAAAATTATGTAATGACTTTAAATTATCTGCAGAAGTTAAAGATGCGAGTTCCTATATAGTTTCTCCAAGGGTACATGATAACAAAACATTATTTGAAATTATTCAATATGGGATTGACGAGACCTTAATCAACACCGGAAATTGGTATATGATAAGAGACAACTTTGGCAAACTACAATTTATTAATATTAACTCAATGAAAACAGATTTGTTTATCGGAGATGAAAGCTTACTAATTGATTTCGATTATGAAAGCTCCATAGATGATGATACCTATAACCAAGTTAAGTTGATTAAGGAAAACAAAGAAACAAAGAAAAGAGAAATCTATTTAGTAAAAGATAGTAGTACAATTAAGCAGTGGGGATTGTTACAATATTTTGAAAAGCTGGATGAAAATGCAAATGAGGCTCAAATTAAAGAAAGAGCTGAAATGATTCTAAAATTAAAGAATAGAGTAACAAAGAAGCTAAAATTAGATTGTCTTGGAGACCTGAAGGTGGCAGCTGGTAGTGGCATAGTCCTTGGAATCAGCGATTTACAAAAAGAGGGAGTAGCCATTAATCAATATTTCATGGTTACTACTTGCTCTCATACATTTCAAAATGATTTGCATACAATGCAATTGGAAGTGCAGGTGAGTATATAATGGCGGGAAGTAAATTAGTAAAGATTATGCAAGACGCCGGTAAGATGCCTGCAGGAGAAACAACCGATTTACTATTTGGAGTAGTAACTTCGGTTTCTCCTCTAAAAATAAAGATTGATAACCGATTCGAAGTTGATGAAAAATTCTTAATCTTATCGGCATTGGTAAAAGAAACAGTAATTAAGATACCAGAAAGAGATGCTAATAATCATAGGCATGAGATTCCTCAACATACTACATCTCCTGCAGGGGAAGGGCCTCATACCCATATTATACCGGCATATAATACAAACAACGCACTCCCCGATATTTTACTTTGGCGGGGGTTGCAGGTTGGGGATAAAGTTAGAATTTTAAGGGTAAACAAGGGGCAACAATTTTTTGTACTTGAAAGGGAGGAGGGTATTACATGATTCCTGAACAAGAAATAGATTTAACAAATATGGAAGTAGTTAACCAACCCTCATTGACTTATCGATTGGACTTCGAAAGAAAGAGAATTAGCGGATTTATTGATAATGAAGAAGCTATTATGCAACTGGTAATGAAAATCCTATATACGGAACGGTATGCTTATGTAATATATAGTTCTCAATATGGGGTAGAGTTAGATAGATTGATTGGACAAGAATATGATTTTATAGTGTCAGATTTAGAAAGAACAATAACCGAAGCACTTCTTGCTGATGATAGAATCTTGAGTATTACAGATTTTACAACAGAGCAAACTGCGATAGATAGAATGACTGCATCATTCAGAGTTAATTCAGTAATAGGTGCAACAAATATTAGTACGGAGGTGCAAATAGTATGATTGGAGATTATTTAGAGCAATACTCATTTGATTTTCTCATTGAAAAAGCACTAAACAAAGTGCCAAACACAGTTGATAAAAGGGAAGGCTCAATTATTTATGATGCTTTAGCCCCTGCATGTTACGAGTTGTCCGAGTATTACATGAGATTAAAGAAAATATTGCAAGACACTTACGCAGAAACCGCAAGTGAGCAATATTTAGACCTAAGGGTTGCGGAACAAGGTATAACCCGATTTCAAGCCACATATGCGGTTAAAAAAGGGGTGTTTGAAACTGAAAACGGGAATCCAATTGAGATTCAAATTGGAAGTAGATTCTCAACAATATCTGAAACAGAAGCTATAAATTATGAAGTGACTGCTCCTTATTTAGAAGGAGGAAATCCAGTTCTAGGAACTTATCAATTAACTTGTGAAAGAGTTGGTACAATTGGAAATAGTTATGTAGGTAATTTAATTCCGATTAGCTATATTCAAGGATTAAGTTCAGCAGTATTAAGTGATTTGATAATTCCAGCTAGAGATACAGAAACCGATGAACAATTAAGGGAAAGATACTTTTTATCTTTAAAGGTTAAGCCTTTTGGGGGCAATATTGCCCAATATAAAGAAGTTTTAAAAAATATAGAAGGTGTAGGAGAAGTTCAAATATATCCGGTTTGGGATGGAGGAGGAACGGTTAAATGCAGTGTTATAGATGCTTCATTCAACCCTATTACAACTGATTTTATCAATGTAATTCAAAATGAAATCGACCCAACACCTCAAGGTACTGGATTAGGGTTAGCTCCAATAGGGCATACTGTAACAGTTGTAACACCTGATGAATTAACTATCAATATAGAAACCAATATACTTTTAATGGCAGGGTATACAAAAGCTCAAGTTGAACAGCCGATAAAAGATGCTCTTGAAGAGTATATGCTAAGTCTTAGAAGACAGTGGGGAATCCCAAATGACTTTAACGAACATATTCTTGGAGTTTATATATCCAGAATAAATGCGGCAATATTAAATGTTGCAGGAATTGCGAATGTGACCAACACTAAAATAAATAGCCTGACGGAAGATTTAACATTGCTTGAAAATGCAACCATCCAACAACTTCCAATATTGGGGGCGGTGACGTTAAATGAATAAAACAGATTTAGCTAAATATTATCCCATAATTTATAAAGGGGTTCTTGAAACAGACCAATTAGTTGCAACAGAGAACAAACTATTTGAAGAGGTTGAACAGCTAACATTAGAAGTTGAACAAAACCAATTTATTCTGACTGCCAATGCAAGAGGATTAGCTGTTTACGAGAATATGTTAAATATAATAGCAAATCCACAGTCAGATAGTATACAATTTAGGAGAGAGAGGATAATCAATAGGTTATCAACGGCTCCACCCTTTACAATAAGGGAATTAAGAAATAAGCTTGACCAATTATTAGGGGAAGATAATTATATAATCGATTTAGTGCATCGAGAATATAAGTTTAACTTAACTACCTTTATTGGGGAATATGGTAAAGTAGATGAAATGCTTAGAACACTATTTGTTATACTTCCAGTAAACTTAGAAAAACATGTACTCAATTTAATAATTGCTGAAAAAGCTATTCTTACCTATATAGGTCAAATATTAGATTTAGCAATGGAGTATACCCTAAGTAGTGACATCAATGCGAACTATAATGTAAATATTGATGGGAAGATTGGGCAAGTAGTTGATTTAGCAAAGGACTATTTACTAAGTAGTGATATTGTAAGCAGTGCTACAATTCAAGCAGATGCAAAAGCAGCTCAAGTTGTTAGCCCGGGAATGGTATATAATATTAAATAAGGAGGAAATGATATGGCAATTTTTAACAGCACAGTAATAACTGAGCGGGGGCATAACCTAATGGCTAAAATTGCAACCGGCTCAACCAAAATGCACTTTACTAAAATTAGGACATCAGATTCTAACCCATCCGATGACTCGTTACCAACATTGACGACACTATCTTCAATAAAACAGGTAATAGATATTAGTGAGGTTGCGGTAGTAAATAATGCGACGGTAAAGGTTAGCGGTGCGGTTTCAAATGCTGATTTGGCGAGCGGTTACTTTGTTAGGGCAATAGGGCTATATGCCCAAGACCCAGATTTGGGGGAGATTTTGTACTCAGTAACAAAGGCAACTCTTGCAGATTACATGCCCCCAAATAATGGGTTAAGCTCCTCAAGCCTAATGATTAACCTATTAACCGCTACCTCAAATGCGGATAATGTAACTATAAATGTTGACCCGGGTGCGGTTGCAACTATTGGGGATATTAACGAGGTAAAAGGTCAAATTGAAGATATTAAAGGTTTTGTTGGTTACTCCGATGATGGAGTAATTGGGATTGAATGGGATGTAAAAAATAAAACTGTTAAGAGGATTGGCGATGCGGTAGGCAAAAATGCTGGTGAAGATTTTGATGAATATAACATGTATGGCAACCGTAAAAAATGTATCATAAATGATGCCGGTGTTGTATTGGCGTATTTAGGGGATGCGGGCTACACAGAATCAGGTAAATTAGTAACTGCGGTTACAGTTAATGACACAAACTACCCGATAGGAACGCATGTGCAAGTAATGGTTGAGCAACCGGCGTTTTGGTACAAGTCAGTGCCTATTGATTTTAAGAAAATACCGGGCAAAAGAGGATTTAGCGTACAAAAGATTAGATATTACATTTCAGAAACAGCAAGATTTGGCTTTAAGTTACACCCCGCATTTTATACAAGGGATGGCAGTAAAACCCCGGTTGATAGGATTTATTTATCAGCGTATGAGGGTTGTGCCTATGATGTATCAGCGGGCAACTATATTTTAAACGACGAACAAATTGTAGATTTTACCGCAAACTCGGGTGATAAATTGTCGTCAATAATAAATGTAAAACCAATTTCAGGATTAACCCAAGATTTTACAAGAGCAAAAGCCAGAATTATTGCTAAAAATAGGGGAACAGGTTGGGGCTTGGAAGATATATTTAGTAACTCAATGTCACAACTATTGTTTGCAATTGAATATGGCTCTTTTGATACCCAAGGTCAAATAGGTTTAGGGGTTGTAAATAAAATAGATGATGGAACATCAAACATGAGTAACCCTACTGGGGCAACATTTGATATTGGTAATGGCTCAGGGATGGCTCCGGGAACAAATGGGCTTGTTTCCGTTATTTACAGGGGTCAGGAAAACTTTTGGGGCAATATTTACAAATGGGAAGATGGCTTAAATGTATATGCGGATGGTGAAAACAACCAAGCATATATAGCTTATGGTAACTTCCAAGATAGTAAAATTGACGGAGATTATATTGATGTTGGTTTTGAACTGGCAAATGTTAATGGTTATATTAGTGCCATAGGTTGGTCAGAAGAATTTGACTTTGCATTTTTAGCAACCGAAACTTTAGGTGCAAGTAATAAACCTATTGAAGACCTTTTTTACCAAAATGCTGCAAGTGTAGGGCATAAGATCTCGAATGTCGGTGGGTATTGGACTAGTACCTTGTCTGCGGGCGGTTTCTTGCGGCGTGTGAGTATTACCCCCTCGGATCATTATCGTTATCGTGGTGGTCGCGTCTTGTTTGTGCCTGCAGCATAAGCAAGCAAACTAATAAAACTTTATGGGCAAGGAAAAATTTTATAAGGAGGTAATAAAAAATGAGAATTCGAGGTACACAAACCGAAGTATTGAAATTAGAGCAGGATGATTTCAAAGTTTACATTAGGTCAAATATTGTACGCATTGAAGAAGAAGGAACCGAAGACGAACCCGGTTTTATTGGTTGGGAATACGATGAAATTGAAATGTCAATACCCGAATACCAAGAAATGATTAAAACCGAGGTTGATGATTTAAGGGAAGAAGATTTGAATAACAAGTTGGCACTAACCGAAATATTTGAATTACTAATTATGTAAAGGGGGTAAAACAAAATGGCTAAAATTTATGCTGAATTGATTGTAGCGGGTAGAAAAGAATTTAACCAAGTACCGGAACAAATTTCAGATGATGTTAAAGAAGTTTTAAAAACCTATGTTGCCAACTCAAAGATATCACCTGAACAATATGAAGAATTAGTTGGTGAGGTCTATGTGGGCTAAAATAAAACTAATATTAACCATCGGGGTAATGGAAGAGGCTATTATGTATTATAGGAACGCAAGTGATGAAATGACAGAATTCCTTCAGGAGCAAGCAGTTGAGCATTGGAATATTAAATGATAGGAGGTTGATTGCATGGCAAGGGCAAGAAAGAAAAAGATAGAAGTTGGTGTACTTCAAGTGCTGCAAATGATTATAGAGCAATTACAAATGGGGGGTTAGGGTTATGCAGCTAACACAGAATTTTAAGTTATCCGAATTTTCCAGCCGTGGCCAACCGGTCCCGCCCGAATACCTGTGTAATGTCCAGGTGTTAGCCACCAATTTGGGAGGAATTACAACATGAAAGAAATCTGGACACGGATTCAACTTATGCTCACTGCTATCGGCGGCTGGCTCGGTTGGTTTCTCGGAGGAGCTGACGGCTTTCTCTATGCGCTCATAGCATTCGTGGTTATAGACTACATCACCGGTGTTATGTGCGCAATCGTAGACCACAAGCTATCCAGCGAGGTCGGCTTCAAGGGCATCTGTAAAAAGGTGCTCATTTTTATGATGGTCGGTATCGGAAACATCATCGACGTCCAAGTGCTGGGACAGGCTGGGGTGCTGCGTACTGCGGTCATCTTCTTTTATCTATCCAATGAGGGCGTGTCGATGCTTGAAAATGCCGGACATCTCGGACTGCCCATCCCGGCGAAACTCAAGGACATTTTAGTACAGCTTCACAACAGATCGGAGGATAAATAGATGAACCTGCATAAACTCATTCTGACCAACAACGCCTGCTACAAAGCGGGCAAAACCATCACACCGAAAGGCATTATGGTGCATTCCACGGGGGCTAACAATCCCAACCTGAAACGCTATGTAGGACCCGACGACGGTCTGCTCGGCGTCAACCAGTACGGAAACCACTGGAACGTCGAGCGTCCGGGCGGTCGACAGGTTTGCGTCCACGCTTTCATCGGTAAGCTCAAGGACGGCACTATCGCCACCTACCAGACGCTGCCGTGGAATATGCGAGGCTGGCATGGCGGCGGCAGTTCCAATGACACACACATCGGCTTTGAAATCTGCGAGGACGGTCTGACCGATGCCTCGTATTTTTCTGCTGTTTATAACGAAGCCGTGGAGTTTTGCGTCTATCTCTGTAAGCAGTACGGACTGACGGAGAAGGACATCATCTGCCACAGTGAGGGTTACAAGCTGGGAATCGCCAGCAACCATGGCGACGTCATGCACTGGTTTCCGAAGCACGGCAAGAGCATGGATACTTTCCGTGCTGATGTGAAGGCTGGACTGGTGGCAACAGAAGCACCCGCTCCTGGCACACCGACTACTCTATGGAAAATCGAATTGACATAGCTAATGGAGGCAGATAATGAGCCAAAAAACGAAGCAAATTCTTGACGTTATAACACGGGTGTTAATGTGGGTGTCTATGCTGGGTGCGCTATTTTCGGCAGTCGCAACCCAGCTAGCAGACGCCGGATTAGAACTACCTGCGGTGGCCTCGGCAATCGTTTCTGTGATTGTTTTGGTGGGAAGATTCGCGAGAAATCTAGTCCCCAAACTGCCGGAATTGTTGCTGATTCTCGGCCTGTCAGGCGTTGCCGTGGCAGGGTCTGGTATAATTGACG